AGATATAGGTGGTACTAAAGACATAAAAACCGCATATATTAAAGCAGGAAGTACAGTATATAAAATTTATGGCTCTATGAACAAAATGTCAAAGCTGTTTAAAAACGCATCAAGCAAAAAATCACCATTCAAGATAAAATGGGGAGATGCTACATTCGAATCAGCTGCTTGTACAGGCCTATACTTTGATCCGAATCCTTACTATAACAAGATAATGAGTGGTAAAGCAGAACAGTCAGACGTTGACTCTGCAATTAGTGCTTTCAAAGCGGCTTTAAATAAAGGGAGTGAGTACGGTGGGAAATCTGCACTGTTAGCGATAGAAGGCATACCCGATTTAATAAAAGCTTTGGAAATTGCCAATGGCGTATATAAATTTGCACAATCACACGGCATCGATAAAAACTGGAATTTCATACATAGCAGCATACAAAAGTATTATAAAGCCGGATATAAAAACAGCAACTTAGACAGCACTGGGTTTAAAGATAACACAGCCGACACTATAATTCTTAACGGCTCACCAGCAGCTTTAATTTCACAAATTGAAACTGAGAAAGTTACATTTGATGGGAAAGGTAAGTGCAAAACAGAATCAGGCATAGAATTCTATCAAGTAAGTAACAAGGCAAAAGAAGGCGGGGCACAGCTAGGTAGAATACAGCAAGCATTTTCAGACATGTATGGTCTATCAAGCCCGATGGACACATGGAGAATTCGTTTAACAAAAGAATCTCAGGAGCACGCCGATAAAGAATTTTTATTAAATGAAGGTCTAGCACAATATTTTAATCAAGGCCTCAAGTGGATCAAAGATACATTCACAGCAGCAATGAACAAGATCAATACCAAAATTTCATCATTTGGTAGTTCTATAATGTCAGCACTTAAAACAAAGACAGACAAGCCATCACCAAGCTTAGATAGCTTTATGAAGAAGAGATTCAACAGCGCAGTGAAACGACTTGATGAAGCCAAAAAGCCAAGATATAGTTATAGTGAATATGCTGCTGTGGTTGGAAAGCTAGCATTACAAGGTGACACTAAAGAAATAAACAGCTTAGCAGCTGAAGCAACCGCACAATTCAAAATATTGAAAGGATTAACATCTCCACCTGATGATGGAATAGACATGACTAAAATTTCTGCAGGGCCACAAGTACCAAAAATATCATCACTTAATCACGGAGTGGAATTGACTGTTAAGTTAATGGTAAACTACATGGCATATGAACATTTAAATGCAATGCTGTCAAATTCAAAAGGAACTATAAAAGAAGTATCAAAAATACTAGAAGAATTTGTAGATTTAGAAAAAGAAATGTATTTTGGAAAAACAGATTTACCAATGTTTAAAGTATATGGTACAGAAGGTATGAAAGGAACAGCTTGGTCATATCTTAAAAGCGGGAAAGAGTATAAAGAAGACAGACTTAATGCTATGGATATGAAAGATGCTGTAAAAGGTGGAAAATACGTTCCAGGTGTTGTTGTAGAATCATCACCTCAGAAAGGAAAAGGCCACACATCAGTCAAAGTTTGGATACTACATTCAATTACATCTAAAGGCACAAAGTATACTAAAGTCGATTTAAGATCAGGTAAACCATATACATTGGCATTTTCAGTATCAGGTACAGGGTTTGACTCTGGAACATCAGTGTTAGGAAAGATATAATGAGAACTCAATTACTGTGCACATTTACAAAGACAAAGTTCCTTACAAAAACTGTAGATAAAATTATAGATACATATGATATTCTATATAACAAGCTGTTTATATTAAACAACGAACAAAACAAATCAGAGTTGATGTGTACATATAATATAGACTCATCACAGCGAGTAGAAATTATATCAGATACAATATCACTGCATAGGAAAAAACAAACAAATACTTTGTATACTATTAACGCATTGAATGAATGTATTAAATTGTGTAACAATGGAGTACTAGATAACCATTTTCAGTTAGAGTGGGATAACTATAGAAATTCTATATTAGTGACAAGTGATGAAGGTTTACAAAGAATAGATACTACAGTAAAAGAAGTGATTTACATTAAAGTAAAACGATAGTTGTTAATAACTTTTTGAAAAAAACCCTTAAAAATTTCCATATATCGGAAAGTTTTGTTATATTTATATATAATTAAAAATTACTTAATAACAAAGACAAATAACAAATGAGCAAATTGACACTAGCAATACTGCTATTCTTTACCGGCCAGTCTCTAATCTGGTTCCAAACAAACGGCCAGTTTATCTGGAAATGGTTTGACAAACACCCAATTTTATTGTCAGTAGGACTAGGAAGCGTAATTTCTTATATGTTTATTGTAGGTACTAAACTTATGGTAGGTCATTTCGACGGTCTTTTATGGCCAGGTAGATTTATGGGCTTTGCATTAGGCATAAGTTCTTATGCTGTACTTACTTGGTACTTCATGGGCGAAGGTATAACTCTAAAAACTCTAACATCATTAATACTATCAGCAGGCATAATTTGTGTGCAACTTTTTTGGAAATCAGCATAGTATGTCAAATAAATTTATTATATTATAGAATATGGCAAAACAACTAGGATACGCATGTATAAACATGCACTTAAGAAAACAAGGTATATACACAGGAAGGTCTATGATCAGACGCACATTTGATGCAAAAGGTTTAGACTATGTATCAGAGCTGTGTATAGAAAATACAAAAGATCTTATAAAGATTATTCAATGGAACGAAGACAATGGAATAAAAGTATTTCGTATGTCTAGCGAAATATACCCTTGGATGTCTGAATACGAATTTAAAGACTTACCAGATTATAAAGAACTATCAGCGCTATTAAAAAAAGCAGGTGATCTCGCACAAGGCTACGGCCAGCGTCTTTCATTCCACCCCGGGCAGTTTACAGTGCTTGCATCTCCTACTCAAAAAGTTGTTGATGGCGCATGGAACGAATTAAATAAGTCCGGACAGATAATGGATCTTATGGGTTTGCCAAGATCACGCATGGCAAAAATAAATATACATGTTGGTGGAGCCTATGGAAACAAGGAGACTGCACTTGTTAGATTTTGCAATAACTTTGAAAAACTATCGGACTCTGCAAAATCAAGATTAACAGTTGAAAACGACGATAAAGCTAGCATGTATTCTGTCAGAGATTTATACGAAGGTGTGTATAGACGTGTAGGTATACCTATTGTTTTTGATTATCACCATCACCAATTCTGTACTGGAGGTCAAACAGAAGAGGAGGCACTAAAACTTGCAGCATCAACATGGGGTGATGTAAAGCCCTGCACTCACTATTCAGAATCCCGCAGACGAGAGCATGCTCTAATTATAGAGGACATAATGGCAAAAAATAAAATAACTGAAAGTACACTATCAGACTTTCCCACAATACATAAGCTGCATCATGACGTAAGCAAGATAAGAGTTCAAGCTCATTCAGATCTTATAGTAGACAAGATTCATGACTATGGACTTGACATCGATGTTGTTGTAGAAGCAAAACATAAAGAGCTAGCAGTACAAGGCTACTTAAAAAAATACAAAAATAACTTACAAAAAGTTTTATAATGTAAATTATTTTTGTTATATTAACTAAATAATAATTAAAACAGGAGAACAAAATGGCTATTGATTTAGACGCAATCAGACGTAAGTTAAACAACTTACAAACACAAACAGGAAGACAAGATAACTTGTGGAAACCTGAACCAGGTAAAAACCAAGTAAGAATTGTACCTTACCAACACAACAAGGAGAATCCTTTTATCGAAATGTATTTTCATTACGACTTAGGTAAAAAGAATTACTTATCACCAATCACGTATGGCGAGCCAGATCCGGTAGAGGAATTTGCAGGAAAACTAAGAGCTACTGGGAAATCAGATGACTTTAAATTGGCAAGAAAGCTTTCACCAAAAATGAGATGTTATGTACCAGTTATCGTAAGAGGACAGGAATCAGAAGGCGTTAAGTACTGGGGATTCGGTAAGCAAGTATATACAGAACTATTAGGATTTATTTCAGATCCAGACTATGGTGATATTACAGATGTAAAATCAGGTAGAGATATTTCTGTAGAATTTACTCCTGCTGAAGGAGTTGGCAACTACCCTAAAACAGCAATCCGTGTTAAACCAAACATGACAGCTGCAACAGAAGATGCAAACATTGCTGACAAGATTGTTAGCGGACAGAAAGAAATCTTCGAAATCTTTAGAAAGAATTCGTATGATGATTTGAAAGCTGTACTTGAAGAATGGCTTAATCCTGACGGAGGTGAGCAGGCTGCACCGGTACAATCAACGGCAACATCAACAGGTGTATCATCAACGAAAGATGTTGAAACTGCATTCGATGATTTATTTAACGAATAAGAGGAAATAATATGGCAAAGGATAAGAAAAATAGAGATGAGTTGGCCAGCGTATTAGCTGACTCATTAAACAAACAGTTCAAAGGAATGAAAGTTGCATACTTTCTTGATGGTGAGGAAGACACTCCCACCGACTTGACTGAATGGATAAGTACAGGTTCATCTCTACTTGACCTAGCTATTTCTAATAGGCCCAATGGTGGTTTACCTGTAGGTAGAATTACCGAAATTACTGGAATGGAAGCCTCTGGTAAATCACTAATTGCCGCCCACTGCCTTGCAAACACCCAGAAAATGGGAGGTCTTGCTGTATACATAGATACTGAAAATGCTATGAACGAAGACTTTTTATCTGCTATAGGAATGGACGTAGGCAAAATGCTTTATATACAACTCGAGGCTGTAGAAGATATCTTTGAAGTTATTGAAAATATAATTTTAAAGGTTAAAGAATCAGACAAAAACCGATTGGTATCAATTGCAGTAGATTCAGTAGCTGCAGCAACTACAAAGATTGAACAAGCTCAGGATTATGACAAAGAAGGTTGGGCTACATCAAAAGCAATTGTATTGTCAAAAGGAATGAGAAAGATCACACAGTTAATTGGTAGAGAAAGAGTATGTTTGATCTTTACAAACCAGCTAAGGGAAAAGCTAGGTGTTATGTTTGGTGACAAATATACTACTTCAGGTGGTAAAGCAATACAATTCCACGCTAGTTGCAGATTAAGACTTAAGGCTGCAGGCCAGATTAAAGCAAAGGTTCAGGGTAAAGAACAAGTTATAGGTATTAAAACTAAAGCTAAGGTTGTAAAGAACCGTATGGGACCACCGTTAAGAGAAGCGGAGTTCAACATTTATTTCGAATCTGGAATAGATGACTTTGGTGGATGGCTTCAGGTATTAAAAGACTATAGTCTCATAAAACAAGGGGGATCGTGGTATACTTATACTGATGAGGTATCTGGTAAAGAGATAAAGTTTCTGTCAAAAGACTTTGAAAGACTGGTTCTTTCAGACCCCGAAAGGAAAGACAGAATCTATAAGAAGATTTGTGAAACATTGATAATGGCATATCAAACAGAAAATTTAGGTATCGATGATATCGAAATAGGAAACGGCGATGTGCCAATAGGATAATAATGCTATGCGTGGCGGAATGATGGTTGACGTGAATATAAAACATGAAGTACCATCTTGGAGATACGCAACCTTAACGATTACTTGTAATCAACTAGGTTAAACCGAGGCGATAATATCGTCCTCAAGTTCCTAAAGAGCGCAGGAACTATATGGCTTTTTTAAGTTTTTAGCCAACACAATTAGTGCTTGAAAAACTGTGGGTTCGAATCCCACCGCATAGTTATTATTATATTAAAAATAAAAAAAAGAAAAAGTTATGGATATGTATTATTTAGCAAGAGTAAAAGTTGCCACGGACACAGGAAACAAAGTAACGTGGAAAAAAGAAGCTTACTTAGTTTCAGCTGTATCAGTTACAGATGCAGAAGCAATTGTAAATAAGGATTTTGCAAACGACTCAGTTGAATTCGAGGTTGTCGAAGTTAAAAAGTCTGATGTAATTAAGGTGTTGTAATATACACCTTGTTTTGCTAAAAAGGTCACCTTCACGCGGTGCAGAATGTTAAGAGTTAAAAATCCTCACTATGATTAAGATTTATTTAACCAACCAAGAACCTTTTATTTTAACCAAATTAAATTAAGATATATTATGAAAAGATTAACAGTACATGTTACAGGCCAGCCTAGAGTAGATACTCAGGCACCAGCAGTAAGCAACAAGAAGGCTCCGTCAAAGTCATCTGCAGAATCAGCTCTTGAACAAGGCGAGATGGACAGAGAGAAAGCGTTGAGCGGTAGAGACAAAACTCCTGGTAAAAAAGGTAGATACAAAGTATATACTACGTTGTCTGTAAAAGACTTAAAGACAGCTGGGGAAGTAGAAATTGCGCTAGCAGAAATCCGTAAGGGGTACAGCATAGCAATTTGCAAAGATTCTAATAGAAGCTATTGGAAGCCGGGTGACGAAATGTACCACATATCAAATCAGAAATAATCCGTACGAATTTATAAAAATAAAAAATTAAATAGATCCGGTATATGTTTTATATATCGGATTTTTTTGTTATATTAGATATATGAAACAAAGTTATATAGAAATCCTGAAAAATCTCAACGAAGAAGATTCAGCAAGCCAATCACCAAATGACAGAATTCTTTTGATTGATGGATTAAATACATTTATTAGGGCTTTTGCCGTAAACCCTAGTATGAATGAAGACGGCATACATATTGGAGGGATGACGGGTTTTCTGCAGTCTATTGGTTATGCAATCAAGAACATCAAACCAACTCGAGTAATCATTTGTTTTGATGGCAAAGGTGGTTCTAGTAAAAGGCGAAAACTCTTTCCCGAGTATAAAGCAAACAGAAAAGTTAGAAAGCGGTTAACTCGTCTCAACTCCTTTAATAACCAGGAAGATGAAAGTGTGTCCATGAAAAATCAGATTAGCAGATTGGCACAATATCTTGACCACTTACCACTTACAGTGATAGCACCAGAAAATATCGAAGCAGATGATTCTATGGCATACTTATCTCAACAGGTATACCCTGAAAGTCAATTTTATATTATGTCAACTGATAAAGACTTTCTACAGCTTGTAGATGATAGAGTACAGATATGGTCTCCCACCAAAAAGAAATACTATTTTAAAGAAACAGTACACGAGGACTTTGAAATACCAGCACACAACTTTTTATTATATAGAACTATGAAAGGCGATCCATCTGACAATATACCAGGCATCAAAGGTGTTGGTGTTAAAACCCTACAGAAAAAACTGCCTATCCTATTTGAAGATAAGAAAATTACATTAGATGAAATGATAGAACATGTAAACAAGATGGATGACGGATCAAAAGTTATCAAAGATATAAAAGACAGTGAGGATATTATAAGGCTTAACTATGAGTTAATGCAATTAAGCGAAGTAGATATACCTGGTAGTACAAAGGCTCACATAATAGACGCTGTGAAAAAACCTATCAACAGATTGGTAAAAACTAAATTTCAAAAACTTATGCTAGAAGATAAAACACATACAGCAATCAGAAATCCAGACTTTTGGATGAAAGCTTGCTTTGCTAACCTAGAAGTAATGGCATCTAAATCTCATGAGTGATAAATTAAACGAATTTGGTTATACGTTCCAAATAAAAATAATCACTTGTCTGCTTAAAAACAAAGACTTCCTGCAGCAAATAGACGACATACTAGAGGATTCATATTTTGAAAATGAATCTAATCAATTCATAGTTGCAACCATCAAAGAGTACTTTAGAGAATATAAATCTCAACCAACAGCAGAGGTATTGAAAGTAAAAATATCAAAGCTTTCAGATGAAGTGTTAAAGAAAAGCATAGTTGAAAATCTAAAAGAAGCGTTTCGATATATTGATTCTCAAGATTTAGAGTTTGTAATGGGAGAGACTTTAGACTTTTGTAAAAATAAAGTACTAAAGCAAGCGATAATTGATTCTGTCGAATTACTTCAGTCAGGTAAATATGACGCAATAAAAGCTAAAGTAGATGCAGCAATGACTGCAGGAACAGAAAGAAATGTAGGACATGAATACGTAGAGTCTGTAGATGATAGATATAATGAAGCAGCAAGACACGTATTGCCAACAGGCTGGGACGTAGTAGATAATCTCATGGATGGCGGTTTAGGAAAAGGCGAACTAGGAGTTGTAGTTGCCCCTGCGGGAATTGGTAAATCTTTCTTGCTAGTGAACTTGGGAGCAAACGTGATAAAGCAAGGAAAAAATGTCTTGCACTATACACTAGAATTAAACGAAGCTTATGTTGGACTTAGATATGATTCAGTAATCACAGGTATCGCAAATCAAGAATTGAAATATAACATAGAAGCTATAAAAGAAACAGTTGAAAAGATACCAGGTAATCTTATTATAAAATATTATCCAACAAAGACTGCAGCAATATCAACGATAGCGTCTCACGTAGAAAGATATAGGATGCTAGGTAGAGAACCTGATATGATAATTTTGGATTATGCAGATCTACTAAAAGGAAACAGTTCAATGGCAGGCAGAGATCTTAGACACGAACTAGGTAACATATACGAAGAGCTAAGAGGTTTAGCAGGTACATTAGATATACCTATCTGGACAGCATCACAAGCTAACAGATCTGCATTGCAAGAAGACGTTATCCAGGCAGATAAAATTGCAGAGTCGTATTCAAAGATCATGACTGCAGATTTTGTAATGTCTTTAAGTAGAAAGATTGAAGATAAAGTAGGTGGTACAGGAAGAATTCACGTTATAAAAAATAGATTTGGGCCTGATGGAATAACATTCCCTAGTCAGATAGATACAAATAACGGTAGTTTTAATATATACGATGAAAGTTCGGTAGTAGGGAAAGAACTTACAGTGCAGATGGGTAACCATCAAGAGCACTTAAGAAAAGAAATGGCAAAGAGGTTCGAAGAACTAGATGACTAGTATATTTATACTAGAATGCCAACTCAAGGTTGGCGTATTTAGTCAGAGCAGATAAGAAATCAATAAAGGGGACAGAATGGAAGTATCAAATCAAATATTATCAGAAATTACAGTACATATGAAGTATGCAAAATATGTACCAGAGTTGAACAGAAGAGAAACTTGGGAAGAGTTAGTTACAAGAAACAAGCAGATGCACAAGAAGAAATTCCCTATGTTGAAAGACGAAATAGACGAAAAATATAAGTTAGTATATGACAAAAAAATACTCCCTTCGATGCGTAGCTTGCAGTTCGGCGGAAAGCCAATTGAAATATCTCCTAACAGAATTTATAACTGTGCGTATCTACCTATAGACTCAGTAGACGCATTTAGCGAAACTATGTTTTTATTGCTAGGTGGAACGGGAGTTGGGTATTCTGTACAAAGACATCATGTTACCAAGCTGCCTGTCATTCAAAAACCTTACCCTAAAAGAAAGCGAAGATTTTTAATTGGCGATTCAATTGAAGGCTGGGCTGATGCGATTAAAGTTCTTATGAAATCTTATATGAATGGTACTAACAGTAGAATAGAATTCGATTATTCTGACGTAAGACCTAAAGGTGCGACATTAGTTACATCAGGCGGTAAAGCTCCAGGCCCACAGCCACTTAAAGAATGTATATTGAAACTTACAGGCATACTGGAATCTAAAGAAACCGGAGACAAACTCACAACTCTTGAAGCTCATGATATTATTTGTCATATTGCAGACGCAGTCTTAGCAGGTGGTATTAGAAGAGCTGCACTAATTGCTTTGTTTAATGCAGATGATGAACAGATGATTAGCTGCAAGTCAGGTGACTGGTGGGAAAAGAATCCACAGCGTGGACGAGCAAACAACTCCGCTTGTTTAATGAGACACAAAATCACTGAAGAATTCTTTATGGATCTTTGGAAGAGAGTTGAGCTATCAAACGCAGGAGAGCCTGGAATATATTTAAACAATGATAAAGATTGGGGAACTAACCCATGCTGTGAGATCGCTTTAAGACCAAATCAGTTTTGTAATTTGTGTGAAGTGAATGTATCTAATATAGAATCTCAAGAAGATTTAAATGAAAGAGTAAAAGCTGCAGCATTTGTCGGAACGCTTCAAGCGGGTTATACTAACTTTCATTATTTAAGAGATATATGGAGAGATACTACTGAAAAAGATGCTTTGATTGGAGTATCGATGACAGGGATAGGTTCGGGCGTAGTGCTAGGCTATGACATGAAATCAGCTGCAAGTATTGTTAAGAGGGAAAACACAAGAGTGGCTAAGATAATAGGAATAAATAAATCAGCTAGAACAACTACTGTAAAACCTGCAGGTACAACATCACTAGTGCTAGGTACAAGTTCTGGCATACACGCATGGCACAACGATTATTATATACGAAGAATTAGAGTTGGAAAGAACGAGTCAATATATAACTATCTAGCAAACAACCATCCAGAGTTAGTTGAAGATGAATATTTCAGACCACATGATACAGCTGTTATATCAGTACCACAAAAATCCCCTGAAGGATCTATACTGAGAACAGAATCTCCATTCCAGATTTTAGAAAGAGTAAAGAAAGTTGCAGCAGAGTGGGTTACACCAGGCCACAGAAATGGATCAAATACTCATAACGTTTCTGCAACTATATCACTTAAAGAAGACCAGTGGTCTCTTGCTGGAAAGTGGATGTGGGAAAACAGAAACAGCTATAATGGACTTTCTGTATTACCATACAACGGAGGGACATATACACAGGCTCCATTTGAAGATATCACAGAAGAAAGATACGAAGAACTAATGAAAACTTTGACCAGCGTAGATTTATCTAAGATAGTTGAGCTAGAAGATGATACTAACCTTTCAGGTGAACTTGCCTGTGCAGGAGGTAGCTGTGAGATTAGTTAGCATCAGCTGAACAAAACAAGAAATAAATTTTCATATGTCAGAAAAAATTGTTATATTAGATATAAATAAAAGGTTACAACATGAAACAGAACTACATATTAGGCGCAGGACCTGCAGGACTTATTGCAGCATATTATAATAAAGACTACAAAGTAATAGATGAAAACCCTTTAGGTCAATTGAATATGCCATTTATACCAGGCCCTAGATTACTGCAGGCTACATCTCAAATGAAATGGTTTGCAAAAGAAATATTCCCAGATTTAGAAATAAAGATAGAACATGCAGTAATAGGATATCATGATAAAGATGGTGTCTATGACACTCCTGATGATGAATTCAGGAAAAAGTATAGTCTCAGAACAAGAGGCAAGTCCAGCGAAGGAAGCCATCTTTCAGAAGGCAAGACGGAGATTACTCACGTTGAATTCGGAGATTATGGAGAAGATAGTTACAAGGAGTTGTTTAAAAAACTTCTTGAAATAATAGAAGGTAGAGACCAGCTTATAAGAACCTCTGTAAAATCTATAGATACAGAGATTATGAGAATCGAGTTTACTGACGGTAAATCATCTGCTTATGGTAATATAGTTAACACACTAAATCTTAATATATTAAAAGAAGTATGTCCTCAAGTTGAAAGCGAGTGCGAGAAATGGAAGTTTGATCTGTCAACATCTAGAAAAAGCTTTTACAAATGCGAATATGGTTTTTCAGTTGACGATGCTATGAAAAATGGCCACCCTTCTACTTTTTATGATTACATATATTCTATAGAAGCAGACTGGACAAGGTGTACATACTTTAGAGATTATATGGTATATGAATCAACAGCTCCAATCGAAGGAGACTCTATACAGGGAAACAAAATAGATATGAAGTTCGAAGATATACCTATTCAGATAACAAACAGCGAAGATATTGAATCTATAAGCGGCATAACAATGCTAGGTAGATTTGCAGAGTGGAGCCACAAGGTTAAAGCTAATGAAGTTTTAGACAAAGTAAAAGAATGGAAAGATAATGGATAAGCTAACAGAAATATTTAAGATACAGGAGGCATTCACGGAAAAGTTTTTTAAAAAACAGGGTCTAACCGTAAGTGAAGTCCGTAATGATAAGGAGCTCAAGATAAAGTGGAACAAGGAGTACGTTCTAGCGCTGTCTAAAGAGGTGTATGAAGTACTGGATGAGATAGACTGGAAAATGCACACCTCCAAAAACACAGAGGATATAAATGACAATGTATTAGAAGAATGCGTTGACGTATTAAAATACTTATTTGGAATCATACAGCTTAACGGCTTTGGCGTAGATGAGTTATACGAAAAGTTTATAGATAAATCAAATGTAGTTGAAGCAAAGTTTAACCAGGAAGAGGTTATGGAGAAAATAAAGGCATCTGAAAAACAGATAGCATTTATAGATATAGACGGTGTGCTTGCGGAATGGCCAGGTGGTTTTTTAAAGTGGGCAGGCTATAGATCTCTCAGCGAATTCAAACAGAAGGTAGGAAAAAAAGAGCAGTACAAGATAAAATCTGAATACAGAACTTGTGGAATAAAATCACAGCTTGATGTACTAATTGGTGTAAAAGAATTTATGAGCAGAACATGTGAAAAATATAATGTTGTTTTACTTACAGCAAGACCTTATAAAAAATACTTTAGAATATATTCAGACACTCTTAAGTGGCTTAAAGACAACGGGATATGTTATGATGCAATAGTATTTGACGAAGAAAAAGAAAAATATATTATAAATAACTTTGATCCTAATCAGGTAGCATTTTGTGTAGACGATGATATAACGAATGCAAACAAGTTACATGATAGTGGGTTCAAGGTATATCTAAGAAAGAACTTAGATTTGTATGATCAAAAAACGCTTGATAGAAAGCTTAACGAAGGAATAGAAACAATTAACGGAAACATAATAGAGGTAATATACAAACATGAAAATAAAGATTAAAAAACTACATCCCGACGCAGTAATACCAACGTATGCTAAGCAGGGAGACGCAGGTATGGATTTAACATCTGTATCAGTAAGCACAAAATACAACAAAGACGAAGAAGGATTTTCTACAAAGTCTGAGAAATATATAGAATACGATACTGGTTTATCTATGGAGATACCAGAAGGTTTCGTAGGTTATTTATTCCCTAGAAGCTCAGTTTCTAAAACAGATTTACTACTTGCAAACAGCGTAGGTGTTGTAGACTCTGGTTATAGAGGCCCAATTAAATTAAGATTTAGAAAGTCTGTATGCACAGCTTACCCTGGAATATATAGTCGAGGAGAAAGAGTCGGTCAGATTATTATTATGCCTGTGCCCAGCTTTGAATTTGAAGAAGTTGACGAGTTAAGCGACACAGACAGAGGAGATGGTGGATTTGGTAGTACAGGAAATTAAACTTACATTATGTTTCTATGAAAACCCAGCAGCAAAGCAGGAGATAAAGTTTTGGGAATCTCTCGTCGAAGACACAATACAGACAAAGTCTTTTATTGGAGATCATTGGGGTTATTCTTTAGTTAAAGAAACGGGCAACGAATTCGTTTGCTGTATACCTCTACAAGATCTATGCAGATCGTTTGATGTTATGGCAACAGCAGAAGATATGTTTGATTTACATAGAAAGACAGACTTCGATATGCTTTTATATAATAAAGTACTAGTATTCGGTAAAGTAGAAGTAAAGCAGTTACAATTTATAACAACACAGATGCAGATATGGCAAGAATAATACACATTGATGGCCCTGATAAAACAGGGAAGGACTCTATACGTAGAGAAGTAGTACGCAACTCAGAAGGGACGGCTATGGTCTATGTAAGATCATTTTTATCTCAAATAGTATATTCAAGATTATATAGTAGAGATATAGATGAGTCCTGGTTTCTTGCAAAGTGGAAGCTGGCATATAATTTAGGTGAAGAATTTTACTTTACAGACTGTTCATACGAAATGGTAAAAGAAAGATTTATCTTGCACAATGAAATGGATTTAGATATCAAAGATTGGAAAAATCACAGATCTGTTTTCCATGATGTATTAAAGAAAGCAGAAGAAATAGGAATTGGAGTAAGACTTATCGATACGACACACGATACGATAGCTGAATCCGCGTTAAGAATATAAAGAACATCATGAGAAAATTATTTATTACAGGTGAAAGTGGTATGTTAGCCACATCAATTATAAAAGCATTAGACGAAAGTACTCAAGAAAGATTTGAGATTATGGACAACTCTGATCTGGCAAAGTACACAAACGACTTTAGCTATCTGAATGGTGTATTAGTAAAACCAAAAGAAGTAGACGTAACAGATACAAAAGTTTTGGATAAAGTTATGGAAAGACTTACAAAAGATGACATCATAATACATACAGCAGCGTACGTCAACACAGACAAATGTGATGACTTTTCATACGAAGCAGTGAACTCAAATATTATAAGTACTCAAAATCTTATCAACATAGCAAATTCTGTAGGCTGCAAGATAATTTACTTTTCAACAACTGCAGTATTTGATCCTGATGAGTATATGAAAAACAACGGAGAGTTTGATGAGTCAGCAGCCATAGATCCTAAAACACTATATGGTCTATCCAAATACTCAGGAGAACTCGCAGTAAAGCAGACTATGGATTCTGAAAATATGATGGTTATTAAGCCTGTATTTATTTACGGAGACGCACCATTCGATAACTCATCTATGATAAGAAAGATAACAGAAAAGGTGTATTGTAGTATGAACAGCATACCTTATACATTATCCCCACTTAACGAAAATGGCAAACTTGATGTATTACTTGATCCTGCAATTGAAAAAGATTATATGAGATACGAATACTTTGCAGATATGTTTTTACAGCTTTTGCTTATGGATAATGGCTGGGGTAAAGATTTTATTATAAGTAAAGATAGACCAATGGCGTTCAAAAACTATTTATATCTCATAGAGGAAGTAACGGGCTGCAAGGATTTAACAGAGCATATAAATATAAAAGCTGATGGTGACTATCTAGCCCGTCACAATGGAAAATCTAAAAACTTTTACGAACTGTACCGACATTATAATTTATCAGCTGACGCTATGAATTCAAGAGAAGGTATAACAAAAACATATTTATCAATAGCAAAGCACTATGAAAAAACTAATAAAGAAAATACAAAGCCTGTTAAACAAACAAGAATGTTCCACATATAAAGAAATTTATAATTTCAATTATGAAATTGAAGTAGATACAGACTTTGTGAGCAGAAAAATACCACCTGCTTTGATAGGTGACGAAGTTGAAAGAAACGAAATCATAGAAGAGATGCTTAGTATATGTGAATCTAAGATAATTACTTCCAGACAATGCGTACTCCACAAGTCATATCAAGATGACCCAACTCTAGCAGCATGTTTATCAACAATACAGACAATATGTAGAGATGGCAAGATAGATATGCATGTTTTTGTAAGAAGTCAAAACTTTGATAAGAACTTCTGTTATGACAACCAGACATACATGATGGTTATGTGTGCACTCCTAACTTGCTGGCCAGAATATAAGTTTGGAAAGATATACGTCCACATCACATCTCTACATAGGTTTCAGAAGGAATTTGAAACAACGGTAATGAGAGGTACGACACCAATTACATTCTGTTAATAACTTTTTGTAATTACTCTGCTAAATCCTTTCATATCTCACAAAAAATAGTTATATTATAATATAAAATAAAAAAGGTAAAATATGTGTCAAAAATGTGACTTAAAATTAAAGTATAAAACAGGAAATAAATTTACAAACTATGTTCCTTTGCACGGCCACTCAACTTATTCTCAAGGAGACGGCGTAACAAAGATTGAAGACATAATGACTCGTGCAAAAGAGGTTGGTGCACCAGGGATATCATTAACTGAACATGGTAATATGTCTTCTTTTTCTAAGTTTTATACACAAGCAAAAGAAAACAATCTCAATCCAATTATAGGGTGTGAGCTGTACACAAATGATTTATATCATAGTGATCATGCGAAGTTTCTAGATCTTAAAAAAGGCTCAACTGATGTAATAGGTGATGCTGGTGAACATCTAGATAAATCAGCAGCAGCAAACAATCATACATTAGTTTATTCTAAAAACTATGAAGGTGTCAAAAACATATTGAAAGTTTCAAACGCTAGCTTTGATACGTTTTACAGAAAGCCTTTGTCAAGTATGGAGAAGGTATATAATACTTTAGACGAAAACAATATAATTACAACAGGCTGTCTGCAGTCAAAGTGGAATCAATACATATTAGCTGGCAACGAAGTAGAAGCATTAAAGCTTATCAAGAAGTACAGAGATAAGTTCGGTGACGATTTTTATTTGGAAATCCAATTAAATAATCTGGATATGCAAATGCAATGTAACAATTTTTACCATAAAGTATACGAAAAGACAGGGATCAAGCCAGTGTTTTCTTTAGATTATCACTATGCAAATAAAGACGATTGGTACATACAATACTTATTATACGTAATACGTCAGCGTGAAACAGTAGAATCATATCCAGTAGAAGATTGGTTTTATAGTGTACACTCCCTATATATAAAAGAAATAGATGAGATTTATGCTGAAGCAGAAAAATGTGGAATGGATAAGAAGTTCCTTGAACTGGCAATAGACTCTACGTTTGAAATAAACGACAAAGTAAATATAGAACTACCTAAATATCCAGATAACTTTCCAAAGTATCACGAAGATAAGCAGCAGAGTGAAACTGAATTTATGGAAAAGCTTAAAGTCAAATGGGTTGAGAAAATAGGCAACGGTTTGCTACCTAAAGATAACAAGGAATATACAGACAGATTAAAATATGAATTGGATATTATAAAATCAAAAGGATTTATTGACTACTTCCTTATTTTAGATGATCTGCTAAACAACTTTGTATATAAAGTAGGTGGAGCAACAGGTGCAGGTAGAGGTTCTGCCGGTGGTTCTCTTGTTTTATTTGTGCTAGATATTACAAAGATTGATCCGATTAGACATAATCTAATTTTCGAAAGGTTCTTAAACCCTGCTAGAATTGACCCTGCAGATGTTGATTTAGATATAGATTCTGATACTCAAAAACTATGCGAAGGTTATCTTAAAGATAAATTTGGGAAAGAACGCGTGTGTCATATTGCAAACTTTGGAAAATTTGGTGCAAAGACAACAGTAAAAGATTTATGCAGAATACATGAACTAGACTTCGTGCTATCAAATAAACTTACAGGATATTTTGGAGAAGATCCTAACTCACCTATAGATATTGAGATAAAAAACGCATTCAAGATTGCTCAGAAAAAAGGTGAAAAAGATCTGATGGCATTTATAAAAGATAACAAAGAATTATTTTTAAAAGTGGCACCTAAAATGGTAGGTATGGTAAGACAGACAGGTAGACATGCATCAGGTATTCTTGTAAGTAATAAAGATCTAGACAAATCAGAGATACCTCTGCTTAGATTAAAAGGTGAGATAGTAACAGGGGTACAGGAAGGTGGAGATGAACGTGAAGTAAGTGATCTTGGTTATTGTAAACTAGATATTCTAGGTTTGAAAGCAGCATCTGTTATTAACGATACGTTCAAGTTGATTGAAAAAGATCATGGAGTTTATGGGCTAGAAGAAGAGATCTTAAAATCTGACTTCGATGACAAGGCTGTTTATGATGAGTTTGAAACAGGTAACTGTAAGGACATATTTCAATTCGGTTCAGATAATATGATAAATTTAATCAGAACAATTAAGCCTAAAAATATTATTGATCTTTCTTCCATCAATGCTATGTTTCGCCCTGCCATAATCCAGGCCGGTGGAATTGATGAATACCTCAAAAACCGCGAAAATCCTGAAGCAGCAAAAAAGCTTCTAGACAAAAAATCACCAATTCTTTGGGATATATTAGGTGAATCGCTAGGTGTCCCTATCTTTCAAGAACAAATTATGTTTATATTACAGCAGATAGGCGGATTTACTCTTGCTGAAGCTGATGGTGGTAGAAAAATCTTGAAACTACTTCATAAAGGTAACCAAGCCAAAAAAGGAAGTTTCTACGACATGCTTGATAGGTTTAAAAAAGGAGCCAAGCTAAAAGGTATGGTTGATGAGGATATTGATGAGCTACTTGACATATTAGGTAAATACTCAGAATACTCATTTAATAAATCTCACTCTTTGGCATACGCTATGAATGCTTATATATCTATGTGGCAAAAAGTACATTACCCTAAAGAATACTACGCATCACTGCTTAATCACTCTACAAACGATGAGCTGAGTTGGTTTGTAAAGCAAATCGAAGGTAAAGGTATAAAATTTAATGAATTTGTAATTGGGCAGACAGGCAACAAGTTTGAAATAGATAGAGATCGTGATTCTATAAAGTTCGGCTTAAACTTAGTTAAAGGTGTTCCTGATAAAGATGCAGCACTTATAAACTCCATTAAGCCTGGTCAGATAAAAACAATACCAGATCTTGTTAATTTTATATTAGATAATAAAGTAACAAAGCGAACATATGAACCTTTATGCAGACTTGGATATTTTAAAACTGTATTTGATAATTCAAAAATACTAGAAGAGGTACTTACTGCATGTAAAAGCTTGAAGAAAAAAGAAAATGTAGATGATAAAGTAAGAGAGGTGCTGGATTCTAATATAGGCGAAAAGGATTGGCAGAAATCTGAAAAGTTTGCTTTTGAAAAGAAATACTTTGACTTTTATTTTAGCCAACACCCATTTACAAAGTATACAGAGTTTTTTCAAGAAAACGCTCCTGATATAATAAGACAGCTTACTAGCCCTAAGCAGATACCTGATGATATAGAAAAAGGACAGTTTCAGATGTATGGTATTATAAACAAGATCATAATTAAGAAATCTAAAAAGACAGGCAGGGAGTTCTACAAAATAGTATTAGAAGATGATGTTAAACAGTTATACATAACTATATTTAACACAAGGGATATAGCAGGTTTAGAAGAAGGTGAATTTGTATTGATACCTTCATCTAAGAATAAATTTGGTTTCACTAAAAGTAAGAACTCTTCGATAAAAAAGTTGATATAATTTCACTATGTCGGAAAGTTTTGTTATATTTATATATAATAAAAAGGTTATGAAATATGCAAGATAAATTAAGTTATGAGGTGGTTGAAAACCTGAGGATTGTGATGGGAACATTACCTGAAGAACAGCCACTGTTAAAAACAGAATTCAAGTTATTACAAAAAGAGGTGGAGGTCACGCTGGAAGACCACATGTCAAATCCGTATAAGTCGATGTTTGTTACAAGCACATCAACTTGGGGAGACAATGAGTTTGAACGAAAGTGGCCTATTACTTCGCCGGAAGGTAAGTTAGAAGTAGTCAAGGCAGTACTAACACACAATACTTTACCACAAGCAAGGGAGATGGTACAGTTTATATTCAGAGTTAGAGGTGTACCAAGATGGCTGTTTGATTATCATACACAAACACCTTTTACTAGCTTTATGAGTATTGGCTGCAGAGATAATAATAAATCCGATGTTGATATAGTTACGCTCGATAGACTTACTAACAGACAGAGAAGTGTGATGACCAGACTTAAAGGTTTGTACGCAAAAGCTCTTGATACCGATCAGGCTTCTTGGCAATCTGCAAGGTCGTTCTTACCACAAAGTTACCAACATTCATATCACTTTGGACAAAATCTTCTGTCTCTTGTAAGTATGCGAGGTTTCAATGCATCTGGTAAATTTGATCAGATAGATAACAAAGAATGGGCAATGAGTGAGTTATATAAAAAGGTTATAGAATCTGTAGCCGAGAAATTCCCATTGATCGGAGAATACTTAAAGGTAATACATGAAGATACTGAAGATGTGCTAGAATATATTACAAATATTAAATTTGAAAATCTGAGTGAATCAGATAAAAAATTATTTACAGATGAATAAAGTTATAGTAAAAAAAGGTATTGAATGCCTAGACGTAGAGATTCTAAGTTGGAACGAAGATTCAGGAATGATATCTTACAAGATAACAGGAACACCTATATGTCAATACGATCAGCATTCAAGAGCCAGAGTAGGTATAAAATTCAAAGATTACATAGTTAGTCCTGATCCAAATTACGTTGTGTACACACAAGTATGGGATACTATGGAGAAAGATCCTGAATTTAAGAAAGAAGTAATGGAAACGCTCGAGGAGTTAGAAGAAGTAAGAAACGAAAGCTCTGAAGAACTAAGAGCTATTGAAATGTCTTCTTTAAATCTTATGTCTAGAGAATGTAGTTATGTCGTTGAACAATCTATAGGTTCACTAAGGGGGCAGATGGCAAGAAGGCTTATGTTTTGCGAAGAAGAATTTATTGTAGGTTTACATTGGCTATTAAGAAAGAAGATGATAGAAATGGGAATCAGCCTTGCGGAAGGATTTAAACCTATGTGTGATGTAACAAAGAAATGTGAATACGCTAAGGCAGATTATCTGTCTAACGCATTCGGTTGTTTATTTGCAGGCTGTGGAAGATGGAAATCTCATACAGAGTTTGCATCATTTAATCAATCTTGTACAACACCAGAATTAGTTAAAGAACAGACAGGAGTTACCTGTACAAAATCAGAGTATGAATTAAATTTAGAAAAGGAGCAATATGACAAAGTTTAACCCAATTGATCAGAGAGTGGTCTTAAAGCAAATCGAAGTAACAGGTCAGACATCTGGCGGTGTAATCATACCAGACACTACAAACGAAGGAACTGAAATAGCAGAAGTAGTTGCAGTAGGTCCAGGAAGACAGTTAGAGAGTGGTGGTAGAAACATTATGCAGTGTAAAGTAGGAGACACCGTAGCAGTACCTAAATCAGGTTTTCACAGAATAGATGTCGATGGTGAAGAATACTACGTAATTAGAATTTTAGAAAAAGAATAATATGGCAAAGAAATTAAATTTTGGATCAGATGCACGTGGTGGCATGCTGAGAGGTGTTGAAAAACTATCAAGTGCAGTATCTGCAACATTAGGACCTAAAGGTCGAAACGTAGTTTTTGAGAAGTACGGCGAGTACCAATCAACTAAAGATGGCGTTACAGTAGCTAAAGAAATCGAATTAGATGATCCGTTGGAAAATGCTGGCGCTCAAATAGTAAAAGATGTTGCAAGTCAAGTTAACGATGAAGCAGGAGACGGAACTACAACTGCGACAGTATTAGCTCACGCAATTCTTAAAGAAGGCTATAAAAGAATTGGAAACGGTTCGCACAATATAGAGCTTAAAAGAGGTATAGACAAAGCAGTTACTTTGGTAGTTGGGAAACTAAAAGAGAGCTCTAAAGATGTAAGCGATAACAATGAAATCCTTCAAGTAGGTACAATCAGTTCCAACAATGATAAGGTAATCGGACAGTTAATTGCAAATGCAATGGAAGAAATAGGTACAGAAGGCGTAATTACAGTAGAAGAATCTAATACTGCTCAAGACGAATTGGAGATTGTTGAAGGTATGCAATTAGCTCAAGGTTACATCTCCCCTTATTTTATAAATGACCAGCAGAACCAACAGGTTTCAATGAAAGACCCTTTCATATTGATCTATGAGAATAGACTAAACAATCTTAAGAATTTAGTAAAATGTCTGGAATACTGTATTGCACAAGACAGACCTTTGTTTATTATAGCAGAAGATATAGAAGGTGAAGCTTTGGCAGGACTTATTGTTAATAACGCAAGAGGTACATTAAAATGTGCTTGTATTAAATCACCTGGATACGGGGATTCGAAAATAGATATTCTTGAAGACATTGCAGCACTTACAGGAGCAACTGTAGTATCACCGAAAAAAGGCTTGAAAATGGAGAACTTTGATCCAACGTGGCTAGGTGAAACTAAAACACTTACAATAGATAAGAAGCATACAACAATTGTTGATGGTAAGGGTACTGAAGAAGCTATTGGAGGTCGTATTTCTAAACTTAGATCTATGATAGAAAACTCAAGCTCAAGTTACGAAACGGAAAAGATGCAAGAGAGACTTGGTAAACTTTCAGGAGGAGTTGCTCTTATTAAAATAGGTGCGGAATCTGAAATTGAAATGAAGGAAAAGAAAGATAGAGTTGAAGATGCTTTAGCTGCAACAAGAGCTGCAGTTGATGAAGGTATTCTACCAGGTGGAGGTGTTGCATTACGAACAGTAGTTGATGGCATTTCACTGAAAGATATCGAATTTGACAACGATGACCAGAAGTCAGGTGCTGAAATTGTGCTTAGAGCTTGCAAGGCTCCTTTCAATATGATAATGCAGAACTCAGGTTTAAACCCGGATGTAATTTGGAATAAGATTCTTACAGGTGAAAACACAAATACAGGTTATGATGCTAGAACTGAACAGGTAGTTGATATGTTTGAAGCAGGTATTATAGACCCTGCAAAAGTAACAAGAGTTGCGTTGGAGAAAGCAGCATCAGTTGCCGGCACAATGTTAATTACTGAGTGTGTACTTACAACTTTACCGTCAAAAGACGGGGATGCCAAAGATAGCAATTTTACAGGAATGGGGATGATGTAATATGAAAAAGTATTTAATAATATTATTAGTTTCGCTTGGACTACAAACGCAAGCACAACAATCAACACTTTATTTCTGTTGTGATTCAATATCATATTGGACAGATCAAAGTCAAGGACTTGCTGTAGGACTTGATACATCAGGTATAGTTCATGATGCAGATTCAATGTTGGTATTATGGCAAGTATGTAATTCAAATATGTGTTATTCTGGACAAGGAATGTATGCTTATTTCGGACAGATTGTAACAACAGACACTATTAAAGTTTGTTATGATGTTATGATTTGGGAAGCAGGTATAATGGAAGTATGTACTAGATGTGATTCGTTAGTGTTTGATCAGAATACTTACACATGGGTATTGTTTAATATGAGTAATACAGTTGGCATTGAAGAGCTAATGAAAAACGAAGGCTATAATAGCAAGATGTATGACGTAATGGGTAGAGAATTAATAGTAGCTCCCAAAGGAACTATGTACATTAGAAATAACAAAAAATATATAAGAGTAAAATAATGGGTAGAGAAATAAACTTAAACCAAAACAAAGAACAAAAACAACAGCTAAATATAAATCCAAATGATTTAGAAGATATGCTGTGTGAAAAATGTGAAAGTCAGTATTTTGAACCAGCTTTCTTATTTAAGAAGCTTTCAGCTATAATGTCACCATCAGGTAAAGAGACGCTTGTACCTATGCAAATTTATAGATGCGCTGATTGCAAGCATATAAATGAAGAATTCTTACCAAAGGACCAGCCAAGTGCCTAATAATGATGTAGTAAAACATCCAGAACATTACACCAAAGGAATCGAGATGTGGGAGTATGCTTATTCTCAAAATCTTGATTTTTTTGAAGGTAATATAATTAAGTACGTTACAAGGTGGCGACACAAAAATGGCATGGAAGATTTACTTAAAGCAAGACAGTATCTTAACAAATTAATTGAAAATAATTTAAAAATAAATGCAAAATAATTTTTTTATCTCGGAAATTATGCGTATATTAGTAGTATAAATAAACTCATTATGAACATAAAGACACCAAAAGATTTAGCTATA